ATGGATTATGTCTCCAGAAGAAATCAAAAAAAGGCTCGAAGCTGCAAAAAAGCAAGCCGCTGAGCAAGCTACAGAAGCCCTATTAACAAAGCAAGCTGCTGAAGCTGCTGCGTTAAAGGAAAAAGAAGCTGCAGAAGCTGAACTAAATTCTAAGGTTCAGGCCGCTGTTGCTGTTTCAATCAAGTCAGCTGAGTCAGGCACAGAGCGTCTACTAGCCGACATTACAAAGCGTTTCGAAGACCAATCAGCCGCTTCACTAGCTGGCCTAGAGGCAGTCATCAAGGAAAAGGCTTCTGAGCTAAGCAAGCTACAGAGCTCAAAGATGAGCTTTGCTGACCGTGGCAATGCAGATCAATCAGGCTACGAAGAACGCGAAAAGGCTGTTCTACTAAGCAAGATCACAGGCAAGAACATTGGCGACACAGCTTTTGGCCGTGCTCTACTAGAAAAGTCTGGTGGCCACATTCCTACAGGTAATACCATTGGTGGTGTTGCAGGTACTTCAGTTTGGGAAACAGAAGTTTCGCTAAACATGGAAAATGAAGTTCGTCGTCGTTTAGTCGTTGCTCCTACAATTCGCCAAGTAGCGATGAAGACAAACGTAATGACTATTCCTGTTAACCCAGAAGCTGGCTACGCCACATGGGTTACTAACGCACAGTTTGGTACAACAGCATCAGGTCAAGCTACTTCAGCTACCCATGCACTAAAAGAAATCACACTCAATTCATACAAGCTAGCTACTGCTGAGTACCTTGCTTATGAAGAAGAAGAAGATTCACTACTAATGCTTCTACCTATCGTTCGTGATGCTATGGTTCGCCGTACAGCTCGTTCAATCGACAAGGCATTCTTACTAGGTGCTGGTTCTGGTTCCGATCCAGTTAAGGGTCTAGGCGTTTGGGCTGGTACATCTTCAACCGTAGCTGCTGTTGCAACTAAGGTTACTGTTGCTAACCTAATCTCCCTACGTAAGGATCTAGGTGCTTTAGGTCTTGATCCAGCTTCAGTAACATTCTTTGTTAATACTGACGTTTACTACGATCTACTACAAGATTCAACCTTCCAAACCATGAACCAAGTTGGCCCACAGGCTACACTACTAACTGGTCAAATTGGTCAAATCGGTGGATCACCAGTTCTAGTTTCAGGCGAACTACCTGCTAAGTTCTCAGCTGCTAATACAGCTGCTACAACAACCAACATCGGTGCTATCGCTCTATATGCACCTAACTTCATTGTTGGTAACCAGCGTGGTCTACGTTTCGACACACAAGAACTAGTTGAAACACAGCGTCGTATTCTTGTCGCTTCTATGCGTACAGGTCTAATGCAAGTTTCCAGCAACCTAGGTGCTTGTGTTGCTGCACTACGTTATACAACTTGATTCTTAATTGAGTTAAAGATAAGGGCTTCGGCCCTTATCTTTTATTAGTGCATCCAGTGCACTAATAAAAGATACAAAGGAATTATAATATGGCTACAAATTTAATAACGCGTGCTGAATATAAAACCTATGTAGGTATTAGCAGTACTACTTCAGATGCAGAAATTGACCTGCTAATCACAAATATTTCTGCTTTAGTAAAAACCTACTGTCGCCAGTCCTTCGTAGATTATGTTGACGAAGCAAAAACAGAAACTTTCAATGGTGGTAATTTTGACGTTTACTACCTAAAAGAATACCCAATTATTGCGGTAACAAGCGTTGAGTACAGTAGCGACTACGGTGCTACTTATAGCTCCCTTACTGAGTACACTGACTGGGTTTATGATCGTTCAAAAACAGCCATTCGTTCACTAGCGTTTACTGGTTTTGCAGAAGCAATCAACGGCTATAGGGTAAGTTATAACTGTGGATATGAAACAGTACCTGCAGACTTAAAAATGGCTGTTATGGACTTGATCACCTACTACCGTAAAAACGATTCAGCTGTTCATACACACAAGCTAGCCAATCCTAATACTATGCAGGTTGAGTATATTGCAAGTAGCAATTTCCCTGCACATATTAAGCGTGTTTTAGACCTTTATACTGCGGACTTCACTTAATATGGCCTTATATAGACGCCTACATATTAGAAGATTTGCAGATATTGTTATGGGTAGCGCAATCAATGGTGCTAAAACAAATATTCAAAAACTAGCTCTTAGAAAAAGTATTGACGTATCTGAAGGGCAGGCTATTTTTAATAATACTATTAGAGCAAATTCTCCCACTATTTATCTAGTAGATCCTGATCTAATTGCTAATGTAGTAATACAGGAACTAATTAATAACACAAAATATATATCTAGTATATACTCAGAATCAGGGGCTCTATCTCCGGAAAACGAAGAATTTATATCTGCCCATAAAACGCTTCAGGATACTTTGATAAGTCTAATACCTACTATAGTACAAGAAATACATAGTAGCTTAACAGCAAAGTTTTCCAAAGTATCTTTAGATACTTTGAATTCTACTGTAGTAAAGATTTATAATCAATTAATTTCCGACATTCAAACAGCTGAGGTAAAAGGCAGAAAGTATATTTCTTACCAAGTAGCTGCAGCTAAAGCAGGGGCAGAATTAAGAAGAACTTTAAATCTTATTAAGGTATCTATTCTAGAGGATGCACAGAACGTAATTACAAATTTAAATAATAGAATACCTTTTGTAGGGTATAGATTTTCAGGAACCGTAACTGAGATTAATACTGTAATACAGCAAGCTGTAGATAAACATATTAGTAATCACATAAAAACTACTGAAACTTTTAAAGTTGGCAATCTAGTTCATGCTGGGCACGTAGGTATCTATTCAGATGCAGGATTAATAGGCATTAATATGCCTGCCGCTTTGATAGGTGGTTTAGTAAGTGATAAGTTTGCAGAAATAGAACAAGCAGTAGGAAATCTTCAAATTCACGTAGATAGCGGTATAAAACTATCCACTAACTATACTGCTACAGGCGGAATGTTATTAGACTTACAGTTTAATTTTGCTGTTAGTATGCCTGAAACGCTGAATAGTAGAATACTGGGCCCACAAGAAGTATCTACTATTAAATCGATACTGGGTAAAGTAGCAAAAAATGCACTTGAAGACGCAGTAAAAAAGCAATTAGGTAGTGAGTCAATAGTAGAACTAGTACAGCAAGTAGGAGCATCTCCTAGCTTTGAACAATTTTTACATGATAGGCTAGTGGCTACCTTAAAAGGTAAAAAAATTAGCCCACTTAATCACAGTATAAATGTTAAACTACAGAATGATATTACAAGAAGTATTTCAAAAACTAAGAGTAGTAAAAATACTTCAAAGATTAAGGCTCCTGCTAAAGTAACTATTAATGTAAAAAAGAATACAGTAATAGATACTAAATCTACTAATTTAATTCCTTTACAGAATCTTATAAACCAAAATCTTGCTAGGCAGATTCAAAAAAATATGGGATCTGGTAGCTCTACAAGAGTTTTGAATTATCGTACAGGTAGATTTGCTGCTTCCGCCAAGGTAGAACGAATGACAGAATCGCGTCAGGGTATGATTACTGCTTTTTATAGTTATATGCGCAACCCTTATGGTACATTTGCCGAAGGTGGTGCACAGGAATTCCCTCAATCTAGAAACCCTAAGTTACTAATTGCAACATCAATTAGAGAATTAGCAGGTACACAGGTTGCTAATCGAATGAGAGCAATATTAGTATGACTAAGCGGACCTCAATTACAAAGGCTTTAGTAGAAAAGCTAAAGACCAATCTAGATGGTATAACTTATACCAGCAACATATTCGGTAATGCTTATCCTAAGATTAAATTTTGGGATGAAGTAGAGGATTTTCCTTGTATTTATGCTACTCCAGGTTCAGAAGCCAGAGAATATATGCCCAGCGATTTTACCTGGGGATTTTTAGGCATTAGCATGAAGCTATACTGTCATGGTGAGTTTGCACAAGAAGAACTTGAACAATTATTACAGGATGTTGAAGATGTTATCGACAAAAACAGAGTATTAGTATACGATGACGTCAATAACTACGAAACAACCGAAATTTTATTAACTTCAATAACAACAGATGAAGGCCTCTTAGCGCCTTACGCAATCGGAGAAATAAATCTACAAGTGCGTTATGTAATCATGTAAACGAGACACTATACCTCTTAGTATAGACCAATATTTGCAGGTGCAATACTGCATATAAACTCAAGGAAATAAGATGGCAACATTTAATCTATTACGTAATAGTAGAGTATTCTTTACTACAAACGTAGACGCCACCACCGGTGTAATCGCCGCTACTGGATGTACTACTACAAATACACAAGAATTAACAATTCTAGACAACTTTAGTTTTTCACAAACTACAAACGCGGATACTATTACACTTAACGAAGCTGGCGGCCAGCCATCACGTGGTCAACGTTCATTTAACACCGCTTTAAATCCCGTTGATTTCTCCTTTAGTACTTATATTCGTCCATATCTAAGCACTACTGTTAAAGCAGAAGAAGCTCCATTATGGAACGCTTTATTTACTGATCGTGCTATTGGTGACGCAGTCGCAACAGTTGCTGCTACAGGTACTGCTACTGCTGTCTATACAGCCCCAACTGCAACTACTGCTCCTACACTAACACTAACATATACTGCTTCAGGTATTACTTCCGTAGCTTCGGGTACCACACCAACAGCAAGCACACTAGTAGTTGGTGAAATCGTTTGTATCAAGGGTGCTATCGGTGTTGGTGCTAATGCTGTTAATGCTCCTGTTCGCGTTGTATCCGCCAGTGGAACAACAATCGTACTTGAGTACTTAACTGAGCCTGCAACTGCTCCTTCAACTTCGAACTTCAGTTCTGGTTCATTATCTTTCATTAGAAATGCTTGGATTGAAAATGCTGCAGTTGCTGCTGATACCGGCTATACAACTGCTTACTCAGAAGTTAATATTGGTCGTTCTGGTCTAAATCAGCTACTAGTATTTGGTATGGTTGTTACTGTTGACGGTGTTACTTATGCCTTTGACAACTGTGCACTAGATCAAGCAGTTATTGACTTCGGTTTAGACGGTATTGCTACAGTACAGTGGACCGGTAAAGCAACAGCCATGCGTGCTGTTACTAATAATACCTACTCAGGTACTTGCACAGTTACTATGACTGGCGGTATTGCTGGTTCTGCAAATGGTAAGGCCACTAGCACAAAGTATATTACTAATAAGCTAAGCACAGTTGGTTTAATCTCTAAGATTTACGGTAGTGATGGTACAGCTGGTACTACATACACATTAGCACTAACTGGCGGTAGCATTACTATTGCTAATAACATTAGCTATGTAACTCCTGCTAATATTGGTGTTGTAAATAAGCCAACAACATACTACACAGGTACACGTTCCGTTACTGGTACTATGAATGCCTACCTAAAGACTGGTACTACAAACTCAGCAGGTCTATTAAGCCAGATGCTTACAGATGCTGCTACTACAACAGAGCCTAAGTTCCAGTTATCTTCTATCTGTTGGTGGCAGCACTAATACTACTCGCGTAGATCTACTAATGAACGGCTGTAACCTACAGATTCCTACAGTAGATGCTCAAGCAGTTATGAGTACAGCAATTAACTTCACTGCTCAAGGCGTTGACGACTACAAGACCGGTCAAGGTTATGACATTGAACTTAATAACGAACTACGTGTTCGCTACTTAGGCGTTTAACTAGTTTCATAGAGAGCAGCTTGATCACTGCTCTCTCTTTTTACTTACTATAATAATCAGGATAAAAATCCCATGTCAACTGACAAAATTTCTACTATTTCATTAAAATCATTACTAGTTCCTAGTAAGTCTATTGAAATGGACTTTCCCGGGTTTAATGGATTCAAAGTAAATCTAAGTTTTCTAAGTCGTGAGACCTTAGTGGCTATTCGAAAGAAAGCAACAAAACTTACTTTTAAAAATCGACAACCTACCGAAGAACTAAATGATGATCTTTTCTTAGAACTTTATGTTCAAGCATCTGTTAAAGGTTGGTCAGGCTTCAAGCTTGCTTACCTAGAGCAGCTAGCCCCCGTAGATCTAAGCAAACAAGATCTAGAAGCTGAGTTAGAATTTAGCGATGAAAACGCACTGTTTCTAATGAAGTCTAGTTCAAACTTCGACTCATGGGTAAGCGAACAGGTCACAGACTTGGGAAACTTTCAGAAGAACAGCGGGAACAAATAAACGTTCAGCTTGAGTCTTACTACCACAATGCTGCGGTAGGAATGACAAAAGAAAACTATTTTGAAATGTGCGAAACACTAGGATCGGAACCACTAGATAGTGAGATACCAGTAGAATATGATGACTTTCCTATAGAAGTACAGGAAGCAATCAGAATCTATAATAATCTCCAGGATAACTGGGATTATATGGGAGGTAACTATATAGGTAAAAATCTTAATGGCTTTAAAGATATACTAAGTATTTTTGAAGTAGATCCGCAAGATTACCGTGCTGTTTATGAACTGATTATGCGTATTGATCGTATTCGAGCAAAAAGCATACAAGATAGTAAACCAAAAACCTAAAAGCCCCTTTATTGGGGCTTTTTTACGTCTGTACCACCACAAAAAATAACAAATTGACTTTCAATCCCCTTAGTGGTATAATTGTTGGTTAGATACAATCACCTTTAAAAATTTATAAGGTAACCCGGGAGTAGTCATGGTAGACAATGTTAAGATCGGCGTAGAAGTAAGTGACAATGGTAGTGCCAGTAATACAACCAAAAATGTAGAAAAGCTGCACTCAGTCTTACTGGACGCAGAAGCAGCAGCTAACAGAACTTCAAAAGCTTTAGGAGCCGCTAATCTTAGTGGTAGTGGAAAGACTAAAGGTGGAGAGTCTGTTGCCTATGCACAAGCTCGTGGTAATATTGGTACCGGAGCAGAAGCCAGAGACTTTGCTAAGCAATCAGAGGGCTTAGGTGGCTTAGTACGTTTATATGCTACTTATGCTGCAAATATTTATGCTGCTGGTGCTGCATTTCGTGCACTATCAGAAGCAGCAAACACTGCAAATATCATTCAGGGATTGAATCAGCTAGGAGCAGTTAGTGGAGTAGCACTGGGCGGACTATCAAAGAAGTTTGCAGAGGCTAGTGGAGTTGCGATCTCTTTACCTGAGGCTATGCAGTCTAAAGCCCAAGCCTCATCAGCCAGTTTAAGCGGTAAACAATTTTTACAGTTAGGTGAAGTAGCTAAAAAAGCCTCGCAGGCTTTAAGTATCAATATGAGTGATGCTGTAAGTAGACTTACTCGTGGTATTACTAAGCTAGAGCCTGAACTACTAGATGAACTAGGTATATTTACTAAGATCGGACCCGCAACTGAAAATTATGCTAAGTCGATAGGTAAATCAGCCGCCTCATTAACCGACTTTGAAAAGCGTCAGGCATTTGCTAACGCAGTACTAAAAGAAGGAATCGATAAATTTAATGAAATCGATATTCCCACTAATCCTTATGATAAACTTTCTGCTAGTCTAAGCAATCTTGCATATCAAACACTAAGCATTGTAAATACAGCAATTGGACCCCTTATCAATGCACTAAGCCAAAGCCCGGGAGCATTATTAGCAGTCGTTACTGCAATTGGTACACTAATGCTTAAGCAAGCCTTACCTGCATTAGGTCAGTATAGAGCTGGATTGGCTGAAACAGCCGCTGAATCTCAGAAATTTTATACTAAAAGAAGCGAAGCAGCTACTGCAGCTTTAGATGCGGCCAGAGCAGCTTCTGCTGCTGAAATACAGGCTGAAAAAGATAAAATAGCAGAAATAAAAACTGCTGAAGTGGACGCAGCGCAGGAAAGATTAAAAGCAGTATCCAAGAGAGGGGTTTCCAAAGAAGTTAGGGGCATACTAAAGAAAAGCGACTTATTTGATATTACAGAATCAGACTTAGCAATATTAGATAAACTAGGCTCTAAGAATAGTAGAGTAGCTAGTACATATAAAGAATTAGCTGCAGCTATTCGTTCAGCTCAACAAGCTAATGCAGACTTTATTGCCAGCGAAACGGCTCTTGAGGCCAGAAGGCAGAAAGCACCAGGCCTAGGTACTGCCGCTAGCATTGCTAGCATTCAAGCTGAGGAAGCCAGAAAGAAAGCCTCCTCAAAAAGTATTATAAGTCAAGCTAGCGAAACAACAGCTGTTGAAGGACTAAGAGTAGCCTTTCCAAAATTATTAGAGTCCCTAAAAACGGAAAAACTTGGTTTAGTAAGAACTGCTTTTACTGGTATTGCTGGATCCGCCGCTATAGTTACTACTAAGGTAGTAGGTTTAATATCAGCATTTAGTAGCATATTTTCTTATATTGGTGTATTAGTTACAGCATACGAAATGTTAAAAGGTATTTTAGCTAAAAATACTGAGGAAGTTACTAAATATAACGATGCCCTTAAATATCAAGAAGAAAATACTGCAGGTATTATTGCAACAAATAAAAAGTACAGTGATAGTCTAACTATTGAGTCTATTTTAGCAAAATCAACAGCATTTACAAATTTGGCTGATAGCGTTACTGCATCAGCAGATGCTTTAGAAAAGGCACAAGCTAAAGCTAGTTGGTTTGATAATCTAACTAATATTATCTCAAAGATCTGGAGCGGCGATTTAGAATCAAAATTTAGAGAAGGTGCTAGTACAGCAATAGTAGAAGGCCTAAAAGGGATTAGTAACCCCGAGGTTAGAAAAGAAGCCGAAGATTCGTTTAAAAAGCTATTAAATGTTAAAGAACTAACAGAGAGCGCTATTGCAGAAGCAGGAAAAGGTATTGATCCAAAGGCCATATCTAGTCTATTTGAAAAAGTTAAAGGTCAAGATACTAAAGCAACAGCACCCCTACAGGGCTTAAATGATGGATTCAAAGACGTAAATAAAAGCTTTCAGGATTTATCAAATAGTTTAATTAATAATGATCCTTTATCAAAATTCGGAGCAGCACTAGTAAAACAGGCCTCCTTATTAGATACCGCTTTCCAATCGCCTTTTACTACTATTGCCGCTTTAAATTCGATATTAAAAGATACTAGTAAAATACAAGCCTTTCCAGCATCAACTCAACAAGTTATTATAGATGTAGCAAAGCAATACGAAGAAGTATATCTTAATATTAAACAATATACTAAACAAGTAGCGGAAGCCGAAGCCCTTATCGGTAAAGGTAAAGCTCTATCTATGGGCACTAGTCAGGAAGCAAAAAGTGCTGGAAGTGACTTACAAGCAAGAGGTTCTGCAGATGCTGCCCAAGCAGCTAGACTACTAGCCTTAGCCAAAGCTCAAGGTACTGAATTACAGTCTCGCCTTACTGCAGCTTTAACTGCAGCAACACAGAAAGGTTTCGAACTAATTCAAGGCCCATTATCTAGAGCAATCGAACAAGCCGGAATAGATACTCAGAAAACTTTATTAGGATACTTACCAAAAACTCCTGAAAGCGTAGCCTTATCCGCTAAATTAGAGATTCAAGCTATTGAGTTGAAGAAACAGGAACTAATAGCACTACATGAATTAACAGATACACTTAAACTAAAAACTTTAAGTGACGAAAAGCAAAGACTATTAAATGAGCAAGGTCTTGCCGGCGCCGATAGAAATAAGTTTATTAGAATAGGTCAACAAATAAAAGATATAACTGCCCAAGAAGAAGCAATTAGAAATCCTAGTGCAGTGGGTAAGGGATCCAGATCACCAGGCGTATCGGCCATATTAGAACAAAATATAGGTTATCAAACTAAGTTAACCGAACTACTATCGCAGCAAAATCAAATTAGGATTAGAGCTGTAGTAGATAGTTTTTCAACTGCTATTGAAAACGCTGTTAAAAGAAGTCAAGATTCTTTAGAAGATCTAAAGAAGGAAAACGATAACTTTTATAAGAGTACGGCTTTTACTGGTTTAACAGACGAAGCTAAAGCTGCTGAAAAAGCCCGACGTACTGCTTTAGAACAGCAACAAACAGATGTACAAACAAGTTTAAGAGCAGCAGCACCTGTAGGCCAAGCTACGATAGTACAGCACATGGCTAGAACAGGTTCAGCACTAGGTGCAGCAGCTGGAGCAGCCCTTG